ACCCGTCGGCCTCCACGAACGGGAACTCCGGCTCGGTCGCGGGCGTCAGCGCCGCGATCAGCGTCCGCGCGTGCTCGATCTGGTCGGCCAGCGCGTTGCTCATCGGGACAGGCTCACGGCGCCGACGTTCACGCCCGCCTCGTCCGCCGACGGCAACAGGTCCTCGTCCTCGTCGTACCAGTCGACCGACGCCATCGCCTGCGTGAACAGGCCCGCCGCCCGCCCCGCCATCGCGCCCGCCCACTGCTGGAACGCGTCACCGGACTGCGGGGAGCCGAACGAGAGCTGCTCCGCGACCCGCCGCATGATGATGCACGCGAGCACCGGCTCCAGCGGCGAGGCGTCCATGATCCGGTGCGGGTCGCGCCCGATCGACCGGATCAGGTTCAGGAGTTCCGCGAACGACGTCTCGATCATGTCCGCCGGGCTCGCGATCGACCCCATGCGCGGCTTCAGGATCGGCGCGTACTCGCGCACGAAGCGGTCCCACGAGAGTTGGTGCGTGAGAACGTGCTTCTTGACCGCGAAGGGCTGGTCCCGGCGGTACGTCACGCCGCCCGCCGTGTAGGTCCACCGGGCCCGGTAGTTCTCGGCCACCGCGTCGCACACGGAGGCGCCGACGGTGTACGAGAGCGTCGCCCCGGAGATCGTCGGCGTGGCCGTCACCGCGAGCGTCCCCGCCTCGTCGTAGACGGAGACGGACACGGACGACGGCGCGCCCTCGATCACCTCGTACGTGAGCACCCCGCCGACGTCGACGAGCAGCGCGGGCCTGAAGCGCGGGCTGGCGACGGCGTTGGACAAGGGGCCTCCTGTGCGAAGGGGCCGGGCCCTCACGGACTCCGGCCCCTCGCGTTCGACTCGTGGGTGGGGCTAGACGATGCCGCTGGGGAGGAGCGCGTAGTAGATGCGCACGCGCAGGCTGCCGGCGGTGAGCGCGTCGAGGTTGTCGGTGGTCGAGGTGAACTTGACCTCGGGCGCGTACGCCGTCTCGCGGTGGAACTTGCCCACGCGCGCCGCGGCGTCGGTCTGGACCCAGGCCGTGTTCTGCACGCCCGTGAACACGTTGGACGACGTGAGCAGCTCGTCCGTGTCACCGGCGTCGCCGACCTCGACCACGCACGCGCTGACCGAGCCGCCCGCGAAGTCGGTGTCGACCACCATCTCGCACGCGATCGGCGCCGCGTCGGCGGGGAACCCCGAGAGGCTCACCGACTTCGTGGTGGCCGCGGCGGACGCAGCCGCGTAGCCGACGGTCCACTCCATGTAGTTGATCGGGGCCGTCAGGCCGCCCGAGCCGTCGGTGGAGTTCTGGGGCGTGGGGCGGCCGATCTGGGCGCCGCCGGCGAGGCCGACGGGCGTCTCGAAGACGCGGCCGAGGTGCTTGGGCTGGAAGGCCATGTGTGCCTCGTGAAGCGCGGGTCAGCGACCGCGGCGCTCGGAATCCTTGCGTTCGTTGCGGCGACCGACCTCGGACTGGAACCGCTCGACGTCACGCGTCGACATCGGCCGGCCGGTCTTCTCGGCGTGTTCCTTCTTCGCGGTCGCGACCTCGACAGCGGCGCGGCGGCGAGCCTCGTCACGCGTCTCGCTCACGACCGAGCGCCCTTCGGGTTGGCCGTCCCCTCGGCGAGCTTCGCCTTGAGCGCCAGGACCTCGGCCTCGAGCTCGGCCTCGCGGCTCAGGACGGCCTTCTTCTTCAGGAGCATCGCGTCGCGCTTCGCGGCCGGCAGCGCATCGTACTCGCGCTTGCGCATGTAGACGGGCGTCACGCCGTCGGAGCGGCGCGCGGCGAGCTTGCGGATGTGGTCCGTGCCGTTGTTCACGCCGATCTCGATCGAGATCGGCAGGATGTGGCCGGTGGCGGTCTCGGCCAGCATGACGGCCTCGTAGTAGCCGTTCTGCCGGATGAGCTGCGCCTGCTCGTCGTTCAACTTCGCGTAGGGACCCGACGGGTAGGCGACCACGTTCCCGGTGTTCACCTGCACGAACACGCTCTCCGGGTCGCGCTGCTTGCTCACCTGCCGCAGGAAGTCGGGGGTCTCCATCGGATCTCCGTACGAAGCGGGGGACGACGACGCGCGAGGCACCGCCGCCCCCCTGGGTGGATTACGCGTCGGTCACGATCTTCTGGCCGTAGGCGTCCTTGATGACGCCCACGCCGTAGACCGCGCGGCCGACGACGTGCTTGCTGCGGCCGAGCACCCAGTCCGCCATGAGGATCTGTGGCGGCGCGGCCTGCGTGATGCCGAGGGCCGCGGGCACGCCCATGAAGCCGACGACGTCGGCGCCGGCGTTGGCCGTGGTGTTGTTCGCGGTGGCGATGATCGGCACGCCCATGAACTCGCCGCGGATGGCACCCATCGCGGCGGAGCCGAGGCCGTCGAGCGAGATCGACACCTTGGCGAGCGTGTCGCCGTTCTGGCGGATCGCCCGGAAGAAGTCGAGCGCCTGGATCTCGGCGAGCACGCACAGCACGCGCGACCACGCGGCCGGCAGGTTGAAGTCGGGGGGCGCGGCGATCGGCACCTTGCGGGTGCGCAGCGCGTACAGCGCGTCCTCGAAGTCGGCGATCGTCATGTCGGCGCCCGAGGTGCCGGTCGAGTTCGTGAGCGACGCGAACACCGTCGCGATGTCGAGCTGCAGCTTCTCGGCGACCGCGGCACCGACCTCGCGGGCGACCGCGTCCTCGGTGTAGCCGTTCGCGCCGCCCTGCTCGAGCGCGGTCATGCTGGGCTCGACGGCCACGCCCTTCTCCGACGCGGTGACCGTGCCGTCCTCGCCGACCGTGTGCTCGGTCGGGGTGAGGTCCGTGCCGGGGGTCGTCGCCGCCGCGGCGAGCGCGCCGAACGAGTTGAAGTCCGCCTTCAGGCTGCCGGAGCCGAAGATGTTCTTCTGGCGGAAGAACGGGGCGAGGAACGCCGACTCGCGGGCGTACCCGAGGATGAGGGCGTCGATGATCTCGGTGTTGAGCGCGGGGGCGATCGAGGTGACCGTGGACTTGGCCATGGTGCGTCTCCGTGTTGACCCCGGCTACGCGGGATCAGGAAAAGATTCCCCGGCCCGACTTCATCCCGAGCTTTTCCTTGAGCTCGGCGGGGCTGAGGTGCCGGTTCTCGGCGAGGAACGCGGACTGCTCCTCGGGCGACATCGCGGCGAAGGACTTCGTGGTCTCCGTCCGTCCCGGCGCGCCCGGCTTCGTGGCGGGTGCGGCAGGGGCTGCGGTTCCGGCGAGGCGGGCAGCGAACGCGGCCTGCTGTTCGAGCGGGAGGCTGGCCACGAGGGCCTTGTCGGAGTCGGAGAGCTTCGCGGTCGTCGCCTCGACGTGGGCCTTGAGCGCCGCTTCGAGCCGTGCGGCCTGCTCCGCCTTCGGAGCGAGTTCCGCGATGCGGTCCTCACGGGCCTTGATCTCGGCGGCACGCTGCTCGGCTTCGAGCCTGCGCGTCGCCTCGACGTCGCCGCGGGCCTTGGCCAGTTCGAGCTCGAGGGTCTTCGCCCGCGTCTCGGCCGCTTCCCGCGCCTCCCGCTGCGCCTTGTTCTCGGCGTTGCGGTCGGCCAGCGCCTTCAGCACCTTCGCGGACTCGGCCGCGTCGAGCGCCTTCGGCTGCTCCGTCTCCACCTTCGCGTCGGCCCCGGCGCCCGTCCCGGCATCGCCCGCAGCCTGCTTCCCGTCCACGCTCATCGGAACCCCGCGCGCGGCATCCGCCACGCATCGTTGACTCGCACCGACTTCGGCATCCGCCTCGTTCGGGTCGTCGCGGAGAAGTGTCGGGAGTCCGATGCCGCGCGCGCAAAGCGTGACGGCAGGCCGTGCCGTTACGCGCGCGTCGGAACGCGGGTCGGCAGCCTGCGGGACAGGCCGTCCACGATGGTCCGGCGGAACACCTCGCGCACCTCGGCGGCCTCAGCCTCCGTGAGGTCGAAGAACGGGCGCTTGCCTTCGAGGCCGGCGACGAGGAGCGCGTACGACACCGATCGAATGGCGTTCTTTGCGGCCTGCTTCTTCTGCCGATTCGCGCGTGCAAGAAAACGCTGCGCACGCCCGAGTTTGCGTGCGTCCTTCTTCCGAAGCGGTCCAATCTCTGGCTCGGTCGGCAGACCGAACACCTGCCGCATTCGCCGATCGCTGTAGGGCAGGTGCGCGAACACGTCGCGCGTCGTGTGCTGCCCCTCCCACCCGATCCAGGAGCGCCGCCCCGTCGGCTCCACTCGCAGCACGCGCAGTCCGCGAATCAGCGTGCCGGTGAGCGTGAGGTCGACGGGCGAGGTGTTGCGGCCTGTCGCCGCTCGCTTCGCCGCGTACGCCTTCGTGTACGGCGCGAACGGGCCACGCACGCCCTGTCCCTTCGCCGTGCGGCGCTGGATGATCGAGACGGCGTGAATCGCCGCGCGCTCCATCGCGAGTTGCGCGGACGACTGGATGTCACTTCGATCGGGAAGGCGCATCGTCAGGACGAGTTCGGAGGCCATCGTCAGGCGCCTCCTTCTCGTCCGGCGACGGTGGCGACGGCACCACGCGGATCAGCCGACGACGCCGTGCGACCTCGCGCGCGCGGGCCTGCCGCGTGATCTCGCGCGGGTCCTTCAGGAAGCCGAAGTCGATCTCGTCGTCGTCGCGGCCGATGCCCATCGGCCCACTGTGCCACCGCGCCCGCCATCGGTCACCCCGCCAGCCGCCGCATCGCCATGTGCAGCAGCCCGATCAGCCGGATCCGGTCGCCCGGCCGGTTCAGCGTCGAGTTCACGGTCGCGTGCTCGACGACGCCGGTGGTCTCGCACGCCACCGCGATGTGCCGGATCTCGCCTCGCCGCGCCCGACGCAGCAGGTCGCGCAGGACAGCCACGACTGAGGCCTGCTCCTCGAGTTCGCGGATTCGGTCGTCGCCACGACGTCACCCTTCCGGGTACGCAGCCACGTCCTCGGGACGGACGAGCGCCACGAGCCGGTGTCGGCAGTTGTAGCCGCCGCAGTACCGCGACGGCGGGTTCGGTCCGGTGTCGTTCTCGGTCGCGTCGAGCTTCGCGATCGTGAACCGCTTCCCGACCCGGGCGTCGCAGTAGGGTCGCGTGAGTTGGTCGAGCGGCCCGTCGTACAGGAACCACTCGACTCCCGCCTCGCTCGCCGCGACCACCGACACCTCACGGTCGAACGCCGCGAGCCCCGTGTCGATCAGCGTCGCGACCTCGCCCGTCCGCGCGCCCACGACGCCGGTCAACTGCTTGAGCGCCTCAGTCGGCGGGACGTTGCTGCGAACGATGTCCACGATCACGTCGCGGAGTTCGCGCGCCGCTTCGCCCGCGATCGTCGTGATGTCGGAAAGCGTGCCGTCGACCTGTGCCCGGAGCGACGCCGCCGACACCGCCGAGAACGACGCCGTGACGCCCGCGTTCGCGAGGTCGGAGAGCGTCGCCTGCTGCACGCGCTCGCTCGCCGCCTCGAACCCGGCGTTCACGGAGTCGAAGTTGCGGGCGAGGATGTCCGCGACCTCGGCAGCGGTCGCGCGCGCCGCCTCGACGCTGCGGTCGTAGCGGCCCTCCTTGATCGCCTTCTCCAGAAACACGCGGGTCCGTTCGAGCTGCCGCTCGAGTTCGGCCTTCAACTGCCGGACCTCTTCGTCGACGACGCCCTCGGCGATGCCAGCCACGGGCTACCCCTGCGACTGGGCCGCCGGCTGCGCCTGCGTCTCCGACGGCTGCGGCGTTGCCGTCGCACCGCGCGCCTGTGCGAGCGCCGATGGGAACACGCGCGTCGCCGCGAGCGCGGTCGACGTCGCAGACGCGAGCTCGGCCGCGTGCTCCTCCAGGAACTTCGCGGCGTCCTCGACCGATTCGCCGGTTGCGGCGGCACGCACCTCGGCGGGCGTGAACAGGCCCGTGCGCTTCATCCGCTCGGCCCGGTCGAGCATCGCCACCGGGTCCACCACGGCGGGCGGGGTGTCCGCCGTGAACCGGCCCCACGATGGCGGGAACCGCCGGTTCGCCTCGACGTGCGTGTTCCAGACGATGCGGATCAGGTCGAGCATCTCCTCGACCGGGCGGCGGAACGTCGCGAGGCGCTTATGCCGGTAACGCGCGAGCGGCGCGTTCTCGATCTGCAGCGCGACGCCGGAGACCTCGCGCGCGTCGCCGGTGATCCGGCCAACCGGGATCCCCTCGAACACAGCGACGTCCTTCGTCTCCGCGGCGTCGCTCGCGCGCAGGTTCGCGATCTGCGCCTGGATCGGCACGTTCGCGAGGCTCCGTCCGAACGGCACGTTCACGATCGAGTCCGGCCCGATCGGGATCTGCGCGCCGCCCGGCGCCGGGTTGCGGTTCAGGCCCAACCGCGAGGCTTCGCTTCCGCGCGGCGAGGGCGCGCCCGACCACGAATCCGCGTCGCGCGTCGTCGTCTCGGACACCCACTGGCCGTGCGCCTGAAGGATCTCGACGTGGTGCAGGTTCGTCTTGCGCACGTTCATCGCGCGCTGTGCGTCGACCAGCGACTCGCGCGGCTCCGGCCACGGGCCGTCCGCCACGTCGCCGAACGCGACCACCGGAAGCACCGCGTACCCATCACCGTCGGGCCCGTTCGGCGCGCGGTACGGGTTCTCCCCGTCCACGCCGACGTCCGCGAGCCACTCGCCCTTCTCGTCGACGATGAACGCCCGCGCGTCCTCGGTCTGCCCCGTCTCGCTCACGACGGCGGTCCAGACCTCGTAGCGCTTGCGCGGCTTCCCGTTCCACACGTCCGGCGCGAGCTCGAGCACGACCATCGACGCCGACGCCATCGTGGGCTGGTCGACGTCGTAGACCGGGAACACGAGCTGCGGGTCGAAGCGGTCGATCCGCACGCGCGAGGTGTCGCTGTCCCAGCCGACCCGCAGGAACACGAGCCGGCCCGCGACCGTGCGCTCGTCCGCGCGACGTAGGACATCGAGCACGTTCGCGTCCTGCACGACCGACTTCCACGTCGTCACGCCGTCGGCCGCGAACTCGACCTCGGTTCCGTCGTCGGCCACGAGATCGAACGACGGGTCACCGTCGAACGCGGTCGCCTTCGTCTCGGACACCCGCTCGATCAGCGGCAGCCCTACCGGGACCATCTTCGCGTGCGACAGCGGGAACACCCGCGCGAGAGCCGACCGCGTGTCCTCCTGCCAGCAGCCGTCGAGGTAGCGGAACACGGTCGCGGCGCGAGAGGCGTAGCCCTGCGGCTGCGTCGCCTGCACATGCTTGATCACGTCCTCGATGCTGTCGAAGCCGGGGAGCGGCGCGCCCATCCGCGGAGGGTCGCGCGCGAGTCCGCGGGCCGCCAAGCGTAACGGCAGGCCCTGCCGTTAGCGGTCGACCCACGCCGCCAGCCGACGCAGCCACCCGGCGACGCGGCGGCGCCACGGGCGCACGGGAGGGGGCTCGTGGATCACCAACGTTCTCAATCCTCGCCCCACTGCCGCGCGCGCCGGTAGTTAGGGGCCGCCCGGCGAGCGACGTCGTGTGCCCGCGCGGCCTCCTCGGCAGCCTCGGGCGTCGGCGCGAAACCTTCGGTCTCGGAGGAGCACTCCTCCCAGTAGAACTCCGACTCCGGCGTTGCTCGCCGGTCCGAGTTGACGCCGATCACGTAGCGCACGCCGTCGACGGCCACCGCCCATCGATGCAGTTCGCCGTCCTCCTCGGAGCACGACCCGAACCGGAGCAGGCCATCCGTCGCCCGGTCGCTGTCGCTCAGGAGTCGCGCAAGGTCCCCCACCGGAACGCAGACGTGCTGAGTCGCTAGGTCGTCGGGGTTCACCACAGGCAACTTGCGGATCTCGTCGTTCGTCATGTGCCTCTCCATCGCGGCGATCACGCCGCGTACCCGTACAGGTTCCGGCTCAGGATTTCGCTGCGTCCGCCGCGCCGGTCGCGGATCACGCCGCACACGAGATACCGCAGCGCGTCCGCCGCGTGGTCCACGACTCCATCCTTCACCGGGATGTCGCTCT